AGCCATGTCCGGCTTCGTCGTACACTTCTTCTTCGTTGAAAAGAATACCAACAGTTGTATGGCCAACTACATAAGCAGCAAACTTCGTAGCATCCATGCCAGCCTTGGTGTCTTCACCAGAGTTGCGTCGCCAAGAACGCATTTGCTGCTGAGTAATATTTGGGCTAATACGCAAACTTACACCAGGACGCTCAGGAACAGCCAAACGCACAACAGGGCGTTCAATCTTCTTCGTAATCGTCTCTCGAAGTCGGTCAAGAACAGTAAGTTCTTTTGCCGTACCCTTCAATGAGGATTTCTTCGGGTCTGGTGTATCTTCTGAATAAAGTTGTTCTGTCATAAGATGCAAACTAGCATAGGTATAACAGTCAAAATGTAACTTTTAAAGAAAAGTTATTTATTATGCACCAATAGTTGAGGCGCCGCTTGCATCCGGCGAAACGCTTTGAATTGCAAAAGTGAGAGCAAAAGTTGCTGGAGCGCCAGACGATGAGTCACCATCAGGTTCGGTTAAACCAACAAGAAGAGACTGCGAATACACTCGGTCAGTGCCCTTAACTGCGATATCACAGTCATAGACCTTAACAGAGATGTCGTAGTAGGCTTTTCCAACCAGAGTACGGAGAGTCTGCAACTTCTTGGCAAGAGACGATGCTTCTTTAACACCGTCATCATAGTGAGCGGTCAACGTAATGTCACCAATTTCGAAAGGTGCACAAAGCACCGTTGGTGAGCGTGACCCACCCTCGTAAATCTTCTCGACAGAAGCGGTGATTTCGCCACCAGAAATTTGTGGGAAGATAAAGGAAGTAAATGACGGGTCAGTGCTACTGACCGGTTTAATTTCTGCCTGAATCTGCCTCTGAGATACCTTCTTTGCCATATGACTCTCCTATCAGACTACCGAAGTGGTGAGGTTAGATTTTACAATACTTACTTCGATACTGTCTCCAACACTTGAGACACGAAGTCCGACGCGTGCAGTAACAGTACCGTTAGCCAGATTTGCTAGCGGATTCAACGATGGGTCACACTTGACAGTATAGCCATAGTCAACACGGTTACCGAACTGGTCAAAAGCCTCATACAATGCTCCGTTGAGACGAAGCGGCTCAAGGATACCAATGAGTCGTGCTTCAACTTCGGCGAAGATGCGGTTACGGCCATCGATGACGCTGAACAGAATGTCTTCCAGGGCTCGTTCTGCTTCAACGACTACATGGTTGACAACATCTTGCGAGTTGATGTAACGGAAGTTTTCGGTATCGTCTGACAATGAGCGTGCACCGTAGATGCGGATACTGTTATTGATGAAACGAATGACGTTAACTTTTGCTTCGTCGAGCGTGTCGGCGCCAATCTTGCCAACTTCTGATTCCAGGCCATTGACAAAACGTGCATTTGAAACAATTCCTGCACCAGGCTGATGTTGACCGATATTGTTATGGGCACGAGCACGGGCTCCGGCAGCATATCCGTCCGGTGGGATAAGACGGTTAACGCCTGGTGTGCCTGACGGGGTGTAAATCCACGGGTAGTAGATTGCAGCGTGCTCTAGGTTGTCCACGATGGCGCCAGTAATGTATTCTGCTGCATCTTGTGCTTGTGCTGCTGTTTGACCATCATCGGTGTGAAGAATGGCGATACGATTATTGGCATTTGCATGAGTAATGAGTGCCGTAGGTACGGTACCAACGCTTGATGCTGTTCCTGTGTGTTCTGGGCATGCAACAGCGCCAGAGCCGTACGAGTCCAGGAACAAATCTAGGGCTGTTTCGTGGTTGGCTTCAGTCGGGGTTGTGCCGTTCGCTCCACCATCAAATGCTGTTTTGCTGATTGTTGTAATAAGACCTGCAAGTGCGTTGCCAGCCGAAGCGACTACATATTTACTAGCAATGAGGCTGTTATTGATTTTTCCAATGATTTGCGCATTGGTAGTGCAATTACCGCTAGTGAAAATTAAAGCATCTTCATAGTAAAGTCTGACTATGACAGAGTTAGCAATAGAACCGGCAACGACTTGCGCATCGAGGTTATCGCTCCACGCACCATCACCAATAGCGTCAAGTCTTACACCGCCATAGGGTGAGGTGTCCGAAAGAACCAGAAAGCCAGTAGTCGCATCGGAATGAATAGCACGAGCAATATAACACTGCGAGCCACCCTCTTCGAAGAAAGATTCCACCGTTGAATACAAATAGGCATTAGCAACATAGTCGCCATAGACTAATCGATATTCTTCCATTGAATTAACCTTGACGGCGGTATCTGTCGGTCCACGTTGCGCTATTCCAACGAAGAACGCCTGCGAAGATTCGCGAACCGTAGTTGATGTGGGGCCGGTTCGCACCGCTGTTGAAATCTGTACACCAGGCATAGGACCTTCCTATTCATCTAAAGGAAATCGAATTTTTCGATAACCATATTGTATCCAAACTGCTTTAAACGTAGCGGAACTGTATTATAGACTATCAGAATTTTATGGTTCTGAGACGATGTTTGTTGCTTCGTCTTGTACAGTTTCGACTATTTTATTTTCTTCAGAAGTAGTGAGAACTTCTTCTTCGACCTGGACAACCGCTATTTCCTCTGCTGGTTGTTCTTCTGCAATTGTTTCTTTTTCTTCAATTTTTGCAGACTTTTTGTTTGACTTTTTGCTGTCTTCGAATTTTTGCGGAATTAAAGGTTGTGAAACGATGGAAACCGTACCACCTTCAATCAGTTTTGCCACTTCTTGGCCAATTTCACTAATTGCCCCATATCCAAATGGGAGAATGGTATAACCATCGGGGGGAAGTCTTAAAATTGTTTTTTTGTTGTTTAGGACAATAAAGTATCCATCATCAACGTAAGATTCAAAATCTTGAATGTGTGGATTTTCGATAAAGTATTTTTTTTCCATAAGATTATTATACCTAAACTTTCGTACCGCAAATAGAGAAATGACTTATTAGTTTAATCTTCATTTATGTTTGAAATGGCAAATCTTCAAGAGGGCCGACCGCCTGTGCCACAAAATCAATTTCAGAGACAGTACCCTTGGGCTCTCTCATGATGATTTCGTCTATATGTAAATCGTATGAAATATATGCCCCAGCCAGAACCCTATCTCCCTTAAGAAGGGTCAGGTCGGAATATTCTTCCCGAATAGAACCTTCATCAATAACAACACGGAATGTTTGTCGCGTATCAATAGCATCCAAAGCAGGATGGTCCATCAATGCAGAACGAACAACCGTTGCTAGCCTATCCCGCATTAGTGTCGCTTCTTCAGGTCCTTCTGTTCTTGTCCAGGTATAGGTTCTCATACTGTAAGAAACCCTGTATATGGGGTGAATTCTGTCCCAGCCAATACGTTCAAAACCAGTAGTTGAAATTACTACAGTAATAATTGTTGGCCAATCGTCCATTGCTAAAGGTTCATAACCAAAGTAAGAAACAGGAGTAGGGAGTGTTATATCATCAATACCCCAACCATTTCGATAATCAACCAGACGTACAGGGATATCCCCTAAAAGATAAGCATTGATATAGGACTTGGCGAAGTGCGGCCCATGCATTAAGTCTATAGTCATAAAAAACTCTACCTAGCGCCTTTTTCAATATGGTCAGCAGCCCATGTAGCCCATACTTTGCTAGAGCCTGCAGGTTCAAAAACAACTCTGCGCATAGGCATTTTCGTTGTCCCATATTGATGAAACTCGGCATATTTTACAGGAGTGCCGAATGTTGCACTCTTATCCCTAATGACGTTGACGGTGCCACGTAAGTTGCCCAAACTGCTAAACAATTTGCCGCTACGAATCATTGGAGGCATTCCAGGGAAGTGAACAGACTTCCATGAAGCATAACTAGGGTCAAGTGGTGCCCATCCGCCAGATGGGAGACCATTGGTCATGAAGTTATTTGCCCATACTTCTTCTAGTTCGTCTCTAATTTTTTCAAAGACTGGACCAAAATCTTTGGCTCTTTCACGCATATCATCAAGGGAATCAATCAACTTGTCAGGGTCGAAATCTACATCTATCTGGATTCTTAAATTGCTGGCCACTACGACACACGAACCCGACGATATTTTCTGACAGACGCCAGTTCCCTATCTGAGAATCCTGTTTCCAATGGGGCAACGTTACGAGAGTTCAAATCTTTGACACCCACAACGTCGTCATGCATGTTTTGCATTTCACGAGTAGCAGCGCGAAGAATCAGTAATTTAAAGAATGGAATTTCTTCACCATCTAAACCAGCCTGATATTCAATGGCTACGGTATCGTTGGCAAAACCTCGAAATAGTTCAATTCCAAATCTACGAACAATATAGTCATTGCCTGTTGCTTTGGCTTGCCCGCCTTGGGTCATTGCTCCAATGGCGGTTGGCATATTACCTACAGTGAATGTATTGGCGGTGACTGCCGTTATGTCCTTAGAGGCTATGTTGTATGCATTTGGGAGCATGCCAACGATAGAGACACGTTGACCAATCGTAAATTTGTGGGCAGCCGCCGTATAGGTGACATTTGTACTGGCCTGGGATGTCGCCGTAACTGTTGCCTCACGGAGCATTGCTTCTCCCATATATACGGGAGGGTATGCATAACTCTTTATTCGAACACTA